AAAAAGCCGCCACGGGCAAAAGAAAGGGCAAAAAGAAGGGTTCTGCCGTAAACAATGAGCCACAGGAGAACCCGGAAGCGCTGAAATGGAAAAGACTGGCGCTCACCAAAAAGAAGAAGCTCCGGATCCGGATACCGCAGCGGCAGTTCCTCGGGGAAAGCAGCGAGCTCTCCGAAAGGATCACGGAAAAGGCGGAAAAAGAAATCAGGAACATTTTAAACTTATAAAGACATGGAAGAAATATTCATCGCGATCATGGAACGCATCGCCGAAATGATGCCGGAGCTGTCATACATTGACGAGGATTACGGACAGCTCGAAGCCGGGGCGGAGGAGGACCACTACCCGGTAACCTTCCCCTGCGTGCTCATAGGGAACACCGAATCGGACTGGAACGACATCGGGTACGGGGTACAGAAAAGCGTGTCGTCCGTCACTGTAAGGCTGGCCGTCGACTGCTACGATGACACGCACTACTCCTCAGGCACCTACGACAAGGTAAGGGAACGGCAGCTAAAGGCCAAAGAGCTGTACAAGGCACTGCAGGAGTTCCGGTGCACGGAAGAGGCCAGCCCGCTGGTCAGGGTAAAGAGCCGGGACTATTCGCTGCCGGGAAACATCAAGGTGTACGAGACCGTGTATGCCTTCACGCTGCACGACGAATCTGCAATGCAAGAAGGCGCGGCAAGGTTTATTCGCCCGTAAAGAGCGAAAGCTGGACAGCTGTCAGGCGGGGTTTCTTCACTTTCGGGACGGGCTTCACCTCCAGGTCCTTCAGCTCCCGGCACTTGCGACGGATGATGGACATGATACGTTCCTCCGAAATGAAAAACTCCTGCCGGGACA